TCTAGATTATTATAGTAGCAATGCTGTGCTGAAAGATGCACATAAAGCCGGGATAGAGATTAGAAGATACATGCTTAAGATATGTTTCTCTAAAATGGAACTTACTTATTATGAGACTAAGTTTCAGTTTGTTAGAGGAGTGTTAGAGAGTGATGAATTCTTAAATGGAAATATCCTAGGCAGGTTTTACAAATTCAAATAATTATGACAGAACAAGAATTAACACAAACCTTGATCCAGTTAGCGGATCTGGGGGTTACTGGTATTAGAATAAATTATGAAGGTGGTGGAGATAGTGGTTGTATAGAAGGTATAATGTATACAGACAAAGAGGGTACTTCACTTGAAGAAGTTCAAAATTTAGCTTGGGATTCTAAGAATTTAAATGAACTAAACAATGAACTTGCAATAAATATAGAAAACTTTGCAACAGATAAAATTCTTGATGATATTGAGGATTGGTGGAATAATGAGGGTGGTAGTGGTATATTATCTATACTGGTTCCTTCCGGGGAATATTATGTAGAAAATAATATCAGGGTTATTGATTATGAGGAGTTTATACATGAAGGTAATTTATTTAGAAAAACAGAAGACTAATGTCACATCCTTGGCAACATGCAAAATCTTCTGTTAGAAAGTGGGGAGGTTTTCCAATTGATTACATAGAGATTCATAACTGGTTTGATGAAACTAAAGCTTGGATAGGACATAGTAAACATAGAATGTTCCGTCACCACAGTGAAGGAATATTTGAATGTGAGAAAAAGTTTGGACCAAGTTTTGAGAATTCAGAAGGTAAAACTGTATACACAAGATATGTTGGTGAACAACATGTAAAGGAAGATTGCAATGGTTATATTCCAAGTGCTAAGGAGTGGGTTGATAATATAAATACACCTACAGAGTGGATGATTAAAACATTAAAAATTGAAGACTGATGATTTTAAAAAAAGATGAAGTAAAAAATCTGATTGGAATGTTAAAATCTCCTGACAAAGACAATAGACTTGTAGCTTTTAAGATAATAGAAGATCTAGATCTTAAAAAGCATGTTGGGGAGATAATGGTAATGTATAAGTTTGGTGAATATAACTTAGAGAGTTGGGAAGCTGACTGTAAACCTGCCCATGAGTTTATAGTAAAGAGAATTGAGAAGTTCAATGGAGATTGGGAACATAAACTAAGCTCTGGAGAAATACTTTCACTAATGACAGCAAATAAATCTAGTAAACAATCAATAGAATTATTCTTAGAATATTTTATTAGAACCATGACTAAGATGTTAGATGCTATGGGGTACCCCACAGATAAATTTGAGTTAAATATAAAACTAAAAGAAGATGGACAAACAACTAAGTCTTAGTAAAATTAGTAAAGAGTTGATGTTGAAAGAGCCCTATTATGGGTTCTTTCTTATTATGCTCAACAAAGTATGGAGAAAAGATCTTCCTACCGCAGGTGTTAGTAAGAATGGTATCAACTTTCAGTTGGCTATCAATGAAGAATTCTGGACAGGCCTCAGTGAGATGCATCAAATGGGATTACTAAAGCATGAATTACTTCATATTGCTTTTGGTCATCTTACAAGTTTTAAGTCTTTTAAGAATCATAGACTTGCAAACATAGCAATGGATATGGAAATTAACCAGTATATAGATAAAGACTGGTTACCCAAAGGTGGAATAGATATAGATGATTATGAAGATCTAGATCTTGAAAGAAAAGCTGGTTGTAGATATTATTATGACAAGCTGAATCAGTTTCAAGAAGAGAAGGATAAGAATGGTAGTTGTGGTAATGAGGATATGGATAAGTTACTTGACCAAGCAGCTAATGGAGAAGGACCAGACCACAGTACATGGGGAGAGTTTGAAGATCTTAGTGAAGCTGAGCAAAAGCTAATAGAGAAACAATTGCAGAAAGTTCTGGCTGATGCTAAAGAACAGACTGTTAAAAAGCGCGGGAATGTCCCAGGTGAGATAGAAGGAGTAATTATTGTTGAGGAAATAGTACCACCTAAGTTTGATTGGAGGGGATATATTAGAAGGTTTACTGGAGTGAGCACAAAGGTATTTACTAAGAAAATCCGTAGAAAAGAGAACAGAAGGTATGAAGAAAATCCAGGTCTGAAGATTAAAATGAGACAACATATGTTGTTAGCTATTGATACTTCAGGTTCTGTGAGTAATAATGAGCTACAAGAATTCATGGGTGAGATTCACCATATTTACAAAGCAGGTGTAGATGTAACTATAATGCAGTGTGATACTAGCATTAGGTCTATTGAAGCCTACAAAGGTAAGAATGAAATAAATGTAGTAGGAAGAGGAGGAACAGAGTTTGATCCTGTCTTGGATTATTATAATGCTAACCAAAAGAAATATACTAGCCTGGTGTATTTTACTGACGGTGAGTGTTATACATCTGTAATACCAAAAGGTAATGTCCTTTGGGTATTGTCAGAAAGATCAAATATGAATGATAGTTTACCAGGTAGAGTTATTAAATTAGAATTATAAAAAGAGAAAGTATGAACACAGTACAATTAAATGTAGAAGAGCTAAAAGGATTTATCCGTCACATGGTTAAGAATAACCAGCATATTCAAGCTGAAGGCAAAGTGCCTGTTGCAATTAACATAGAGGGTGATGCGGGTCTTGGTAAGACTTCTGCTATTATGCAGTTGGGTAAAGAGCTTGGTATGGATGTAGTAAAATTGAATCTATCTCAGATAGAAGAGCTAGGTGACCTTGTTGGTTTTCCTGTGAAAGAGTTTTTAGTAAGAAATGCAGAAGGTAAACAAAGATGGATAACTGAAGCTCAGGTGCCAGGAGCTCTTAGTGCTAAGTATACTGTTGTAGATAAGAGAATGGCTCATGCTGCTCCTGAGTGGATTCAAGGTAAGGGTGAGGGTGGCTTCTTGGTATTGGATGATTATACTCGTGCAGACCATAGATTTATGCAAGCTACTATGGAGATCTTAGACAGACAAGAATATGTTTCTTGGAAGTTACCTAAGAACTGGCATGTTATCTTAACCACTAATCCAGACAATGGTGACTATAATGTTACTAGCTTAGATGTTGCTCAGAAGACTAGATTTATTTCTGTAGAGATGAAGTATGATTCTGATGTATGGGCTAAGTGGGCAGAGAAAGCAGGGATAGATGGTAGATGTATTAACTTTATGTTGATGCATCCTGAGCTTGTAACTCAAAGAGTTAATCCAAGATCTATTACTACATTCTTTAATGCTATTAGTTCTATTCCTAAGTTTGAAGATGATCTGCCTCTAATCCAAATGATTGGTGAAGGTTCTGTAGGAGCAGACTTTAGTTCTATGTTTACTATGTTCATTAATAATAAACTAGATAAGTTGATTTCTCCTGAAGATATCTTGACTAAAGATAAAGATTATGTAATGGGGGCTCTGACAAATGCAGTTGGTAAGGGTGATGATTTTAGAGCAGATATCTCTAGTATTATTGCAACACGGGTAATTAACTATTCACTTGTTCAAGCTGATAAAGGTGCAATTGCTCCAACAGTAATTGACAGATTAGCAGTTCTAACTACTGAATGTGATGCATTTACAAATGACCTTAGATATTATATGGTCAAAGAGATAGTAAATGGAAACAAAGTTAAGTTTGCTAAACTCATGCAGAATACGAATGTGGTGAAGATGGCTATCCAGTAAAACAAAGGTGGAGATTCACCCCCTTTAAACAAACATTTAACTAATTAAAAACTAAGATAGGGGAAGGTAATACTTCCCCTAATCTTTATAAATTAAACTATGGAAAAATTTGTTCATATTGAATTGACCAATGGGTCAGATCACAGTACTGTACGTGGATTAGATGTAAATATTATAGAAGGTTTAGGAGATTCACTTTCTACATTTGTAAATTCAAAGGGATATATTCCTACAAAAGGAGACACAATATATCTACTTCCGGGAGTTAATATCCCAAGAATGAAACTAAAAGATCTTGCACTAAATCTTGGTATCAGAGTAGTAAGAGATCCAGAAAAAGCTACTGTTGTGTTCAGTGGTAAGAGTAGTGTGGGTAAACTAACTACATCTACTTGGTATTATTTTGCAGATGCAAACACTATTCTAGAGAATGTGAAGAAGCTTTGCAAAGATAATTATTACATTGATAAATTAGAGACAGCAATTTCTAGTACAGGTGTTAAGGAAGTTTGTTCAGGTTGGTCAGACATGAGAAATACCCTTTGTAATGGAAGTATTGATATTTATGAAAGTAGATATTTTTATGGTATTGAGCCAGAATATCTTGACACATACAATGCTATCCAAGGTAAACCAATCTATTGTGAGTCAGAGTTAATTACTAATATCAATGGTGATGATTCTACAATTATAGACTATGATGTGTATAAGCAACTACAAAGTATGTTTGAAAGCTCTGATGATGACAATCATGTCTTGGCTATGGAAATTATGGCAAACTCTCATTATGAGAATAGTATATTGTATTTACTCATGCTAATAAATGAGTTTCATTACACAATATCTAATACACATACTAAGAATCATGTGAACTTTAAGTCTATGCTTGCTTATTTTAATTGGGTTCCAAGACAAGTGGGCAGCCAAGATGCTGATGATATAATCAA